CTACAGCGCAGCTTCTCTTTCCCAAGAGACCGGAGCCTTAGTGAACCTAGTGCCAAGCGCAAACCCTCAAGATGTCTACCAGACTTTGGCAGATGAAGTTGTCGAGGTATTGGAGGCCATATCTAAAGGTAAGCCCAAAGGCCATGAAGACAAGAAATTGGCTGATCTGTGGCTGACCTACGGTGTCGGACGTAGTGAGCTTAAGACTCCATGCATGACCTACTGCTACTCTAGCCGTCCCTATGGCATGGCAGAGCAGATCAAAAAGCAGATAATGGAAGACCTGACAGAGAAAATCTTGCACTCTGATGAACCCCTCACGCACCACTTCGGTGACCTCAAAGAGCAGAATGCTGCCTCTAAATTCTTAGCTGACATATCATTCACTAGCGTACAGAAAGTACTGAGCGCGGCTAAGGAGGGCATGGAGTTCTTTCAAGAGTGTGCAGGCGCGTTAGCCAAAGAGAATAAGCCTATAAGTTGGCGTACACCAATTGGCTTTCCTGTGACCCAAAAGAAAACTAGATGGAAATCGGAGAAGGTCAAAGTCTACCTTTATGACCGCACAGCAAAGGTCAAAAAGAGGGCGCAGATTAGCCTTAACAGTCCTGATGTTGACACCATTTGTCTTAGGCAATCCAAGAGTGGTATTTCCCCCAACATCATTCACTCGATGGATTCTTCGCACCTCCTAAGCACTGTCCTGGCTTTGAAGGATAATGGCATCAACGACTTTATGATGATCCACGACTCCTTTGCTGTACCGTGCGAAAGCAGTTGGGACTTGTTTTCTATTGTCCGTGAGACATTCAAAGAGCAATACTCAGACTTCTGTCTTTACACGATGATCTATGACGCTACTCTAGAGCAGCTTTCTGACACTAGCCCTATCGATAACTTACAGATTCCTACTAAGGGGCATCTCGACCTTAACGGGATTGCAGAGTCAGACTTCTGCTTTGCCTAACGGCTAAACCCAACCACAATTAACCCTCCCCAGAAGCCCACTTTTTAGTGGGTTTTTCTTTGTGTCCACCTAAATGATACACGCAGTGAAAATCTGTCGAAAACCCCAGTAAGGAAAACCAAGAATGCACCCAAGAGCGCGTTTAATTTCGTTCGTCCAAATTATCTCTAGCAGAGGTGACCGACTTCCTCTGCCGATGATTGATGAAGCTCAAAGACTAGGTATTTGTCTTGAAACACTCATCACTACCCGTAAGAAAAGTGAAAAAACCAAACCTATCAATCATTCTAAAATTAAGGAGAGTCCACATGGCTCGTAGAATAAAATTTATTACTCCAGTTGGCACCGCAGTTTACCCACACCTCAATAAGCCTGATACACAGTTCAATCCAGATGGTGTCTACAAGACATCGTTAGCGATGGAGAACTGTGACGAGCTAATCGATTCGTGCGAGAAGCTAGGCCGCGAAGAGTTCGGCGAGAACGCAAAGTTCAAGATGCCTTTTGCAAAAGACGAAGAAACCGGACAAATGGTAATGAAGTGCAAGTCCAAGTATGCACCTTTGATCTTTGACTCTGATGGTCAAATCATGGTCGGCGAGCAGATTCCTACGCTATGGGGTGGCTCTATCCTAAAGCTTGGTGGCTCTATTTCGGCCTACTCAGTAAGCGGCAGCAAAGGCATCAGTCTTCAATTAGCCAAAGTTCAAGTAATTACCCCAATCGGTGGAAACAACGATGAAGACGCTGGGTTTGACTCTGTGGACGGAGGCTTTATCGCAAAGGAAATACTGAAAGAGGAATTTGAAGATGCGGTCGAAGATGCAGCAGAAGAAGAAATGGTATCGGAATCCGCAGGGCGATTCTAAGGCCGCTATCGGTCGTAAACATGGATTTAGGTCAGGCTTAGAAGACAAAATCTCAAAGCAGATAACTGAAGCAGGATTAGAGTTGCTGTACGAGACCGATAAGATTACCTATGAAGTGCCGATGCGAATGTCACGCTATACCCCAGATTTTAAGCTACCAAAAGAAGGTGGCTTTTTTTATGTCGAAACAAAAGGCATCTGGGATTTAGAGGATCGCAAAAAGCACCAGTTCATCCGTGAGCAACATCCCGACATTGACATTAGGTTTGTATTTTCTAATGCCAACAACAAACTCTATAAGGGGTCGAAAACAACCTACGGAAGCTACTGCGACAAGCAAGGCTTCATATGGGCGCATAAGACGATCCCTGATGAGTGGCTGACCGAATAGTCAGTCGAAGGAGAGCGAAGGGGGTGGCCGAGAGGTTGCCCCCTTTTTTATATTTAAGTTAAAAACAAGGCATAACAAGATGCAAAATCAAGAAGACGATTCCCAAAAGATACAGCACATTGCATGCGAGAAATGCGGCAGTGTTGATAACGCAGCAGTGTACACCGATGGACACACTTTCTGCTTTGGCTGCCAAGCATTTGAAGCTGGCGTTGAGGGCAGTGCAGAAATTAATCAACCTCATCATAAGCGTCCAACTGATTTAATTAGCGGCTACTACACAACGCTGGAAGTCCGAGGAATATCAGAAGAGACCTGTCGTAAATTCGATTACCAAGTCACCGACAATCACAAAGGTAGGCCGCATCAAATAGCGAACTACCGTAATACTGAAGGCTTAGTGATTGCCCAGAAGGTGAGAGATGCCAGTAAAAACTTCTCGATCCTAGGGGAAGCCAAAAACATGACACTGTTTGGGCAGCATCTTTGGAACTCTGGCAAAAAGCTGGTCATCACCGAAGGTGAGATAGATGCAATGTCAGTGAGCCAAGTACAAGGCAACAAATGGCCTGTGGTTAGCCTTGGCCAAGGTGCATCCAGTGGCAAAAAAGCATTGATAGCTCAGTGGGATTTTCTTATGCAGTTTGAGGAGATCATATTGATGTTTGACCAAGATGATGCTGGTCAGAGAGCGGCCCTAGAGTGCGCTGAGTCGCTCCCTGTAGGCAAAGTAAAGCTCGCGATACTTCCGTACAAGGATGCCAACGAATGCCTTCAGAAAGGAGAAGGCAAGGCAATTATCGATGCCATTTGGAGAGCCAAAGATTGGCGGCCTGATGGGATTGTGAGCAGTGATGACTTTCGAGACATCATCGGCAAGTCAGATGCTGCAAGCACGGTTAGCTACCCTTACTCAAAGCTTAATGAGATGACGTTGGGCATACGCACTGGGCTGGTAACGATTTGTGCGGGAAGCGGTGTAGGCAAGTCTACTTTCATCAGAGAGATCGCTTATCACCTACATACGAACGGGCAAAGTGTCGGCCTGTTGATGCTCGAAGAAACCAATAAGAGGACGCTACAGGGACTTGTAGGGCTTCACATGAAGAAGAACATTATTATTACGGACGGTATTGGTGAGCCTGAGATCGTTGAGGCTTATGACTCGCTATTAGGTGGTAACCCGATCTATTTATTTGACCACTGTGGCTGCACGGCAGTTGACACCATCATTAACCGAATCCAATACATGGTCAAAGGTATGGGCTGTAAAAACATATTTTTAGATCACATATCGCTCATTGTCAGTGGCATGGTCACAGATAAAGGCGTTGATGAGCGTAAGCTAATTGACTCGATAATGACCACGCTTGCCAAGCTGGTGCAGGAGCTAGACATCTGCCTTTTCCTTGTTAGCCATCTCAAAAGACCAGACGGCAACAAAGGCCATGAAGACGGAGCTAAAGTTCAATTAAGCCAGCTTAGAGGCTCACATGCCCTCGCTCAATTAGCTGATTTTTGCGTAGGACTACAAAAGAACGAAGACGATCCTACCGATGATACCCGCGAAATAGTCTTACTGAAAAACCGATTCACTGGCGAAGTAGGACAAGCAGATACCCTTGAATACACCCGTGAAACTGGACGGCTGTTAGAGGCATCCCCCGATAGATTCTAAATAAAAACATTTAAGGAGAGACCTTATGTCTCAAGAGCAAACTCGTCTTGAAAAAGACTTTCTGAAGTTCCACAAAGAAAACCCAGATGTCTGGGCATTGTTTAAAAGATACACAAATGCAGCCATCGCTACTGGTCGGGGCAACTATTCTGCCTATGCAATCTTTGAGCGAATCAGGTGGCACCAAGACATCGAAACCCGTGATGACCTAGGGTTTAAACTCAACAATAACCATCGGCCTTACTATGCTCGATTGTTCCAAGCTCATTACCCTAAGAAAGCTACTTTCTTCCGCACTCGGCAGCTTCTCTCAAAGCGTCCAGAGCAAAGCGAGTTGGCCTTGTGAGCCGCCTAGTTTTCGACATAGAGACCAATGGGCTGCTTCCCGAATTAACAACCATCCACTGTATTGCCATTAAAGACATTGCCCAATGCGATAGACGGGTTAACTCGATGAAAACCTTTAGGCCGCAC